GACATCTGCTGATTAGACCTTGACACGTGTCGATAGTTCAAAACATAACTGTGAATCACGGAACCCTTCAATCAAGACGGTATTAATAGTCAAGCAGATTTCGGATTAAACGTTTAGTATACTTTAAACTTCTAAAAATAAACTTACGTCGCAAAAGAGTATACCATTGATCAGGAGGAGGGCCACGCATGGCTTTATGATAAGGCTTTTCCTCTGTTTTGCCATGTACATTAAGAAATCTAAACGAATTTTCAAACTCATGCTTAACAACAATAAGTTTCCATTCATCTGGTACTAAATCAAATCTTATAAATTTTAAATACTCATCAGAATCATACTTACTTGTAGGAAAATAATGATCTAGATATTCAATAACATTGTAATTATTAAACATATCTAACAATGACTTTTTACCAATCAAATTCAATCCAGGAAACATTAAACTTCCAGCTAAAATTCGTGATACTTGAAGTAAAATTGACGGTTTTATTTTAAAACTTCTAAACATAAAACAAATTCTGAGCTCAGGAGCTAAACATTCCCAACTTTCATTATGCATGCCTTGAATTGGTAAGTCACTAAATTCATCTTCGAAACCTTCAATAACACTTTGTGTAGCTTGATTTCTTAATGTGGACCAACTTGCTCTAGGACGATTATAAGCTAAAGTTTGAAATTGATGCAATAATAAACGGTTAAATAATTCAAAACGTTCAATAGGAAAAGGTTTTAGTTCAAAATAAGTATCAATATCTAACCACTTCTCTAGCGCTTCAGAATCAAAAATATCATATATAACATTTACACCATCGAGTTCTTCCATAATAAGATGAGTTGAATTAAAATCCTTGGAAATAGCATCAACAGCCATATCATAAAAAGAAGGAAATTCGTAAGTTGAAAGGACTACTGATTGATCATCTAAATCAACTTCTTGTTGATCGGCATTAACATTTATCTGATCAAACTCATAAACTAAAAATTCTTCATTTTGGTTTTGTTCCATTGATAAACAATTTGTGTATTTAACAAAGTATTTACTGATAAATGTTTTTAATTTATTGGTCATTTTTAACACCATTAAAATAAGCAGGTAATACTCGCGAAATATCAGGCGTAGAAGCCATATTATCTGTTTCCATTCTAATTCCACCGTCCGTAATTCTTGATGACATATATGCAGGATCTTCGATTTCTAGAGCGTTTAAATATAAAGGAACTAATTTAATTGGACTGTAGTCTTTAATCATTACCATAATTAGAATCGCTCTGATATACATCATTGATAAATTAGGCTTACGTGGTAAAATCGAATTACACATCTTTGGATTATCATTAGGAATATTATAATGTTTGATGCTGTCCTTTCTCAAATTAAAACCAGTTGAATAACGACCATTTGTAATAATATAATAATAAACCAATACCTGATAAATTAAGTAGTAGTTACCTCCGTATACTAAATTTTTTGAATATAAAGCCTTAAATAAATCTAGCTTATTTCTAATATAATAATCAAGTAATCCTTCTGAAGTAGAATAACCATTGGATGTAGATAATATTGATTTACTATCCCAACTTAAACTCAACGATTTATATGCCTTACCTGTGAAGTAATATATTAAATGAGTTTGTACGCATTTTAATTCCATCTGGCTGAACTTCGTCTTGATGATTATTTTCGCTAATCTTCCGATCAAACGTAAGATATCAACAATATCAGAGAGTGTTTCAGTATTCGTTCCTTGAGAAAAATGATAAATACCACCTCCCATATAAGCATTACCCAACGAGTAAGTATGAAGCATACGTAGTACATTAACACATAAAGACTTTGAATCTTGATTCGAGCTTAACAACTGCCAAACTAATAGGTTGATATCGACGTCTAATTCGTATGATTCAGCGAATAGCAAATCAGAATACAACAATGGTTTATATTCGTCCAAACGGGCTTCATCTCCGTAAGTTACGCTAACTGCGCTAAAGTAGTCTGAAAGTGACATCTTGGGTGAGCTTGAAGATAGGCCGACGCTTATCTCGCTATAACAGTAATCTGGTGTAGAATCATCTTTGTACATTCGCATTTGGTATGTTTCATTTAGTGTGTTTGCTTTGCTATATTTTGAATGCTCTCTTGAAGACCTTTCCATGTTCGGTAGGTATGTTCTGCTACGACAGGTCTAAAAAACTT